TGCGAGTCCACGCACCTGACATAGCCATCTCCTAGAAAAACGGGGGCACAAGGCCCCCGCTAGTCTCACCATAGATCCGGGAGGAGATCTCAGTAGTGAGAAGATTTGGCGCGAGGCGAGCCAGCGCTGGCCGAAGACAGCACCTTGCCACCGCTCATACGAGGCTTGCGGCCAGCGTGATGCTCAGCCATTTCGCCATGGACCTTGCCCATGTGCTTCTTNGCCTTGCCGCCACGCTTGAAGCCTTCAGCNTTGTTCTTGGCTTCCTTGGCAACCTCAGACTGGCCACCGGCATAGAAATCCCCGCCAAGAGCCTTATCGGGGCTGTTTTTGGGTTCGAGCTTGAACTTACCCTTCATGACATCCCTCCATTAGGACGCGAGATTGATACCCTGAACATAGGTCACATGCAGTGTGCCCACGCCAGAGCCGGTGTTTGCGGAAGTGACGAACAACTGAACATCAGTAGGACCACCCGTCTGGAAGGTCGAGTTGCTGATGTTGTCCCAGTTCGCAATCTGGGCAGTCGTTGTCGGAGACAGCGCAAAACGACCGGCAGTAGAGCCATCAACAGTGTTAGCCGTGAAGGCAGTAGCCGCAGTCGTCCCAGCAGTCGCGCCGACACTGAGCGTTTTCGCAACCCCCGTCCAAGCAGTCGTCACCATCAAAACAATTGACAGGATCTGACTCTGGGCCGGAAGCGTGATGTCGGTTCCACCGCCCGCCTGCGTGACGATGGCAGCCTGGGCCATAACCGCATAACCGAGGTTCTGGGTGCCAGTCGTGCCGCCAAGCGCAGCAAGGTTGCCGGTGCCATCGCTGGAAATAACATTGCCAGCGAGGACAGGGCCGGTGAAAGTGGTAGCCGGTTGGACCGGACTACCGTTGGGGTTCGGATAGAACCCCGGTTGGATATCATTAATGACCGTAGCCATTGGTTACCCTTTCGGAGTTAAGACTACTACATTTAGCGACTGTTCGGAATGCCTTTCGAGGTACTGGATGGCTGAGAAGAGGATATTTTTGTCCTCTTTCAATTTTCCGATACCCATGTTGCAGTCCGCACAAAGAAGCCCCCTAACAACACCAGACTGATGGCAGTGATCGACCGCTAAAGCCTTCACCTTTCCCAATCTCGTTGCAGTTTCAGGTTGTTTGCAGATTGCGCATGTTCCGTTTTGAGATTTAAAAAGATCAGAATACTCTTCAGGAGTTATTCCAAACCTTCTTTGCCTCTCCTTATCGGACAATGCCTTTCTGTTTTCTTCCCGATACTGNTGTTGATAAGTTAGCTTTTGCAGATTTNTTTCAGGATNTTGCCGCAGTTTGAGCTTCGCNCTACGGTCAATTTCCTTCCATTTTTCAGGGTTTTCTCGACGATATTTTGCCGATTTTTCCCTGTTTCTGCGCCTGCGTTCCTCATCAGATTGCTTCATTGTGATTGCCCTCCAGTATAGAACTTGCATACTATACCAGAGGACAATTACGGTCAATTACGACGTGGGGAAGCTTCCGTAGATGCTTCTCCAATTGTAGTAACCAAAACTGTAACGTTCGTAGCCCTTAACAAGAAGATTGTCAGTGACAAAATCGACCTGCATATCGCTTTCGAACTTCACTCGCTCCATGTACGACAGGCCGTCGATGTTGGTCAGCAAGAACCAAGCATACGCCGAGGTCAAGAAGTCGTTGACCATGTAGCCTTCCGGCAGACCGCCAGCAGTCATCATGATGGCATTGACATCATTGTCCGCAGTGCCCGGGCGCAGTTCCGTCTTCGTCAGGCGGATAGCAACCGGCTCAAGCTGAGCGGGCACAACAAGCTTGCGGCCACGAGCGAAGATCTTCAGACCGGCCTGGTCCTTGAAGTTCGTGCGGATCGCAATCATGCTGTTGAGAAGCGTAGCCTCATTCAGGTCAACCTGAGTGGAGGGCTGGTTCGCAACAGTGCCGCCATCGATAGGATGCGAGGCAGAGCAGAGAGCCTGACCGTCGCCGCCAACCGCCGAGTTATAGGTCTGGGCGGTGTTCAGCACGTTCGCGCCGTAGATTTCCTTGGTCTGATGGAAAGATTCAATCAGGCCGAGGTTCGAAGGCATGAACTGGGTCTTGTAGAGGTTGTCGTCAATCGCCTTGCGGGTGATCGCGTAGCCGAGAGCAATTTCCGTATGCTCCTGGTTGTACACGTAACGCTCGCCAGCGTTGTTGTCGAAAGCGGTCTGTCCGCCTTCAGTCTTCAACTGGGCAAGACCCAAGAAGCGCATTTCCGCAGTGCGCTCGAGCGCCATCTTGGAATCATGCTTCGTGAAGATCTTGTCGTACTGAGATGGGATCATCTCGTACTTGCCTTCAACCCCACGGAGGCCGGGGAGCAGAAGGTCTTTAATGGCAGAAAGATTAACAGCCATGGTCCTCTACTCCTTAGACGCCGGTAAGCTGCTTGGTAGCAACATTGTTGAAGGCAACCACGACCCAATCATAGGCCTGGCCGTTGGTGATCGTGCCCTGAGAACCCGGGGGGAAATCATAGAGGCTGACGATGCGGAAAGGCAGGGTGTTGGTCGTATTGATGGTGGTGGTATCGAGATACGCACCGGAGATGCCGCTCGAGGTGTTGCCGGTGCCGATAGCAAAGCCAATGTTGGCATTGATGTCGGTGGTAGCCACGCCAGTAGCGTCAGACTGAACGATGAACTTGGCGTTCGGGTCGTTCACGATGTAGCCGGTGACAGTGTTGCCAGAGGCGACATCAGAACCCGGCCAGAAGTTCGACCAAACGGTGCGCTTCTGAGCGACCGAGAGATACTGGCAACCAACGAAGATACCAGCGATACCCTGCGCCGCAGAGTTCGAGGACGCCTGAACAACGTAGCCGTTGGTGTCAGGGGTTACGGGATCGCCGTAGAAGATATTCGTAGCATTGTAGACGATACGGACAGCAATCTGCTCATAGGTAGGGGCAGAGCCGGTGCCGCTAATTTGACGAAAGCCAAACGGTGCGTTTGTATTGGCCATGAGAGAAGGCTCCTTTAAGGAGCAATTTACAAACTTCGCGCCGGGGAAGCCGTAAATCAAAGCAGTGCGAGGCTTTCGCGCCGGGGAAAGCCAACCAATTCTGGTCTAGTCCAAAATATTGCACATAAGAATCGAATTGACAATAGCTAAAAATTGCTCCATTTGATTCATTCAATAGGAGGGCACTATGGATATCCAAGAACTTTCAAAATATTTTGTTTATGAAAAGGAAACCGGGAACATAATTTGGGCGATTAACCTTAAAGGACCGGCAAAAGTAGGGCAAATTGCTGGGTCAAAACACATCAAAGGATACGTACAAATAGGCCTAAATGGAAAAACATATTTAGCCCATAGAATTGCTATGATTATGTCTGGTTATAATGTTAACCAAAAAGATCAAATAGACCATATTAATGGAAATCGATCAGATAATCGTTTAGAAAACTTAAGGTTGGCAACTCATGCTGAAAATTGCCAAAATGCTTCAAAAAGAAAAGACAACAGGAGCGGATTTAAAGGAGTCGGTTTTGATAAAAGACATCAAAAATGGAGAGCAAGAATAGGTGCTAATGGCACTCAAAAATGGATTGGATATTTTAACACCTTAGAAGAGGCCCATGCAGCTTATTGCAAAGCAGCAAAAGAACTGCATGGGCAGTTTGCAAAAACTAGTCCTTAGGCACGGGAATCGGTTCAAAACCTTTGTTTATCTGAGGCCTCGCGCTGGGATGGTCGCGAGTAAGGGTTCCGTCAGGAGTCGCGTTAAGTTGTTGTTCTTTAACGCGAACTTGGTTTCTGGCCCTTCTCAACTCAATAGAACGAGCTTCGTCAGAAATTACCGCAGGGCGCTGCATAAGGACCATGCCGTCGCGCTCAATTTGTGGGTGATTTCCTTGGATAGGCATCGTTTCAGGGTGACGGGCAGTAGGAACAGGCTCCCAGCCAGTGCGCGCAAGCTGCACCTGATAAGCAGGATCTTCCTGACCCAACACAGTCCGGCGCTTCCATTCATACTCCCACCCGGCAGGCGCTTCGGGAGCCCTGAATTTATCAAGGCCCTCTTCAACCTCGCCCAAATGGCCACGAATTTCCGCAGCGCGACGAGCGGCAGCCGCACGAGGGTCTTCTTCCCTCATAGCTGGACGCATAGGAGGGCGGTCCATGGCAGGTTCTTGGCGGACTTCATCCACTGAAAGCCCGGTAGCTTCCTTGATAAATGCTTCAGCAGCATTCTCAACTGGCTGGGGAGCGCGAGGCGGACGACCGCGACGTTTAGCAATAGAATCAGACATTTAACTCTCCTTAGCGGTTCTGCTCGCGCATTTTGTTGCGATAGTATTCCTGAGGCGTAATCCCGCTAATCCTAGCGGCCTCAACCTCGGCGGCTGTCAAGTGGATAACGCCATTGCGGTTTGGGGCATCAATTGGCTGGCGGGATACTGGGGCCGAAGGCGGGCCAGAACGCTTCTGCTTTGCTGTTGAAGCGCTTGACATCGCCTCCTCCACTTCTGGGATGGATCGCCTGTTCTTCTCAATTCCAAGCCGCTTTTCAACAAACTTGAAATAAGCATCTGATTCGGGGACGATCCCATAATCAACTGCGTCTTCATGTGCCCTAGCCATCACGCGAATGGATCTAGCGTCAGGAAGGTGCTTCTTGTTCTCGCGAAGCCACTCAGCAGACTTTGGAGTCACTTGGTTGATCAGGGTTTCCACAGTCACCTCATTTTGCGCCGGGGCTGGCTGCAAACGAGGCTGCTGTTTCATCTCCTCAAAGCCACGCTCAAGCTGACGTAAATTTTGGATATTGGCAGACATCTGCTCCTGCAAAGCGGCGGCCTTGTCATAGTCGCCCATTGCCATGGAGTCGCGAAGCTGCGATTTCAGGATCTCCTGATCCCGCCTAACCGATTCAATCGCACCATTTACCAGATGCAAATTGCTATCGCTGGCTTCATTGTGAAGCATGCGAGCTTGCTCAGTCGCCTGTCTCGCAATTGCTTCAGCTTCNGCCCGCTTAGAACGCTCTTTTTCAAGNCGTTTATTAAGCTTTTTCAAAGACTTATCAAAATCTTTGCCGGGTTTTTCCTTGCCGGGTTCAACAGGCTCGTCAACGATCTCAATGATAGCTTCGCCATCTGCTGGCGCTTCCACCTTGGGCGCGTCGTCAATTTTGAACTCTAGTTTATCCTCAATGTCTGACATAAATTCCTCCTTTACCAGACGCGATCAGGCTGATCGACGCGAGCTTTTACGTTCACATCATCAATCATCCGACACAGAACATTGTTGACAGTGATGCTCCAGCCATCAGAGGGCCGGAACACAATCCAGTCGCCTTCGTTGATCTCAAGGCCATCAAACCACTGGCCAGAGCTATCCTTGAAAGCCTGCGGGCCTTTCTTGATCACAAGGCCAACCTTGGACTGATACCGATCTTCGTCGGTGGTCTGATTGGTCAGGATAATCCCGCTTTTGGTCTTTTGGGGGCGGATATAAACCGCCACCAAAATCTGATTGTTAAATACTTCAACTGCCGAAGTATCCCCTAACTCTTTATGGATGGCTTCAGCCGGATCCACTTCATGCTGCATAGTCATATATGGCATGCTTAATCCCCCTACTTTTCCTTGCCATTCACAATGGCATCTGCTTCCTCGCAAAGCTCTAAAGCCATGCGAAGTCCTTCGATCCTACCTACATGGTGACGGTAGGATGAAAAGTCAAAACCTGTGATTTTGTAAGAACTTAGAAGCTCTTCTTTAAGGCGATCTATATCGCTGTTGATGAGCTTTTTTAGCTCATACTGATAGTATGCTTGATACGTTGTCGCCATAAACTGCCCCCTGACAGTTCCCCCATGTGGCTAGGAGGGTGGAGACACGAAGGGGGGTCGCATCTCCACCCAATTTGCAGCTTAAGCGCTACGCTGCAAATTCAGTAATTGCCCTTTTCGATGCGGGCAGTCTTTGAGGCAATTTCAGCTTTTTCGAGACGGCCAAAACCATTAGCCGCCCCAGCATCCATGTCCTTGTAAGATTTGTAGGTGCGGCCACCAGCTTTGCGGGGCTTGGGCATCATGCCGGGAGGGATGGGCGGCATACCGGGAGCCCCACCAACAGGAGGCATCCCGGGGGGCATTCCCATAGGCATACCAGGCGGCATACCCATTGGAATACCCGGAGGAGGCAGCGGAGCCCCGCCAGC